AAAGGGAATGTAGAATTAGCAAAGTCTGCTGAATTAGCGGCGGTAAAAAATCAAGGTTTAATTGAAAAGTATGACAGACAAGCGGAACAACAAAGACAGATAAGAGATGATGAAAGTAAAAGTATTGAAGATAGAATAAAAGCAAATGATGAGCTTGCTAAAATACTAGACAAGCAAGAAGAAGCAATGCTTAAAAATGCTGATATCGCAGTCGCATCTGCTAAAGCAGAATTAGATAAAAATAAAGAGAACGTACAATTACAAAAAGCATATCAAGAAGCACTTAACGAAAGAGCTGGTATTGAAGCACAAATAACTGGTTTTAGAAGTGAGCAACAAACAAATACAAATTCTTTATTAAGAGAACAAAAAGAAATAATGAATGAGATTGCTCTTTTTGGTAAATCTGAAAGAGATAAAGAAAGATTAGAATTAGAACAACAATATGAAGCAAACAAACTTTTAATAGAAAAAGAAATTACTGATGATGTAGAAAAGAAAGAAAGATTACTTGCTTTACAAAAAGATTATAATGCACAGTTAAAAGAAGTAAATGATGTTTTTGCACAAGAAGATTTAGAGAAGAAAAAAGAAATAGCAGATAAAGAAAATGAAATTGAAGAAAGAAAACGACAACAAAGACAAGAAACTTTAAGTAATTTAGTTACAATTGCTGGAGCAGAAACTGCGGTTGGTAAAGCAGCTTTAGTAGCAAAACAACTTTTAAATGCAAAAGAATTAATATTAGAAATAAGTAAAACAATTACATTTTCAACACAAGCAGCAGCAAGGTCAGCAGTTGCTATGGCAGAAGGAACTGCGCAAACTGCAAAAATTGGATTTCCAAAAAATATTCCTATGTTGATTGGTTATGCTGCCCAAGCAGTTGGAATTTTTTCAGCTATAAGGTCAGCAGTAAGAAGTGCTAAAGGCGGTGCTACAATTCCAAATCCAACACCAAAGATTGCTGCTCCCCCAACAACATCAGCTAGTATTCCTCCAGCATTTAACATAGTTGGTCAAAGTGGTACAAATCAATTAGCATCAGCTATTGGCGGTCAATCACAACAACCAATACAAGCATTTGTAGTTTCAAGTGAAGTATCAACTGCACAAGAATTAGATAGAAATATAATTGAAGATGCAAGTATAGGAGGTTAAAAATATAAAATAACACTAAAAAAATATTATATAATTATGAAAATAATAGAACTTATTTTAGATGATGATGAAGCAATAGGAGTAGAAGCTATTTCTGTTGTTGAGAATCCAGCAATTGAATCTGATTTTGTTGCACTTAATAAACAAGAAATTAAACTTGCTGAAATAGACAAAGAGAAGCGTTTGTTAATGGGTGCTTTACTTATACCAAAGAAACCTATTTACAGAAAGTCTGGAGAAGATGAGTACTATATTTTCTTTTCTGAAAAGACTGTTGAGAAAGCATCTCAAATGTATTTGATGAATGGCAATCAATCTAATTCTACATTAGAACATGATTCAGAATTGCAAGGATTAACTCTAGTTGAATCTTGGATAGTTGAAGATAAGCAAAAAGATAAAACAGCATTATATAATTTAGATGTCCCTGTAGGCACTTGGATGGGTTCTGTTAAAGTAAACAACGATGAAGTTTGGAATGACTATGTAAAGACTGGTAAAGTAAAAGGTTTTTCAATAGAAGGTTATTTTGCTGACAAGATGGAAAGACCAAACGAAGAACTAAAAGAAGAATTAGCATCATATACAGACTATCCACAAGGAGCAACAAACAATGCAAAGAGAGCATTAGCTTGGGTAGAAAAGAATGGATGGGGAAGTTGTGGAGAAGCAACTGGAAAACGTAGAGCAAATCAATTAGCAAAAAGACAACCAATAACAAGAGATACAATTGCTAGAATGGCATCATTTAAAAGACATCAACAACATAAAGACGTACCTTATTCAGAAGGATGTGGTGGACTTATGTGGGATGCTTGGGGTGGTACTGCCGGTGTTAATTGGGCATCAAGAAAACTTGATCAATTAGAAAAGCTAGAAGAACTTAAAAAACTATTATCATAATGAGAGCAGTATATTGTAAATGTAAAAATACTTATTCGATAGATTGCAAAAATAAAAATGATAAAAATTGCAAGACACCAGAGTATTGGAAACAAGGTATAGGAAGAATAAGTGCATCAGAAGAAGAAGAGTAAAATTTGAAAATGTAAAATTAATCTTAATTTTTATTATATAAATATGAACACAAAAGACACACTTAACAAGGTTAGAGCTGTACTTGGTATTGAAGTAAAGCTAGAACAAATGAAACTTGAGAATGGTGCTATCTTAGAAGCTGAAAAATTCGAAGCTGGAGCAGAAGTATTTGTCGTTGCAGACGATGAAAGAGTTGCTATGCCTGTTGGAGAATACGAAACTGAAGATGGTAAAATGATTATAGTTTCTGAAGAAGGAATCATTGCTGAAATTAAAGAGGTTGAAGCTAAAGAAGAAGAAACTCAAGAAACTGAAGCAAAAGAAGAAGTAGTTGAAGAAGAAGAGTTATCTACTGAAACTGCATCTCCAAAGAAAATAGTTAAATCAATATCAGAAGAAATGTTTTTCTCTGAAATTGAAAAACTAAGAACTGAAATCAACGAGCTAAAATTATCTAAAACAGAAGTTGTTGCAGAAGAAGTAGTTGTTGAATTATCAGAAGAAAAAGTAGAGTTATCTACCGAAGAAGTTGAAGGTATTTCTCATAATCCAGAGAATGTATCTGACAAAAAAGAAACAACACTTTATTCTCAAAAAGGGAATAAAAACACATTAAGAAGTAGAATATTTAACAAAATAAACAAATAAAAAATGAGTTTATCAATTACAACCACGTATGCTGGGGAATTTGCTGGAAAATATGTATCAGCAGCACTTTTATCTGGTAATACAATCGCTAACAACTTAATCGAAGTTAAGCCAAACATAAAGTTTAAAGAAGTATTAAAAAGAGTAGATCTTTCTGGTGCTATTAAAAATGCATCTTGTGATTTTACAGATGCTGGAGTAGTTGCTTTAACAGAAAAGATTATTGAGCCAAAAGAATTGGCAGTAAATTTAGAATTATGTAAAACTCCTTTTCAATCAGATTGGGAAGCAGTATCAATGGGATATTCTGCTCATGATAATTTACCAAAAACTTTTTCTGATTACTTTATTGGTTTAATGTCTGAATCAATTGCACAAGCTACCGAAAATGATATTTGGGGAGGAACTGCTGGTGATGGAACTTTTGACGGTTTCAAAACTTTATTAAACGCTGATGCTGGACACACTGGAGCAAAGAAAATTGCTGGAGCTGCTGTAACTGCTTCAAATGTAGTTGAGAAACTAGGAGATATTGCAGACGCTATTCCATCAAGCGTATATGGAAAAGAAGATCTATATATTTATGTTGCACAAAACATATTTAGAGCTTATAAAAGAGCTTTAGGTGGATTCCAAACTGCTGGACCTGGACATAACCAAGACATGGATGTACAATATTTTGATGGTATTAAAGTTGTAGCATGTAACGGATTAGATGACAACAACGCTATAGCTGCACAAAAATCTAACTTATTCTTCGGTACTGGAGTATTATCAGACCACAATGAAGTAAAAGTATTAGATATGGCTGATTTAGATGGTTCTCAAAATGTACGTTTCATTATGAGATATACCGCCGCTGTACAATATGCGGTTGTTGAAGATATCGTATCTTACGGATTAGGACTATAATCTATATAACAAACAATAATAATGAGGGTAGGTAGTTCATCTGCTTACCCTTTTTTAATAACTTAAAAAAATAAAAATCAATGGCTTGTTTACTTACATCTGGTAGAGCTTTACCTTGTAAAAGTAGTGTTGGTGGCTTAAAAGCAGTTTATTTTGCAGACTATGGTACTTTAGGTTTACCTACAATAGATTCTGGAGAAATTGCTGCAATTGCTGGAACACCAGACTTTTTCAGATTCGACATCAAAGGTAATTCTTCACTAGAAACCACAATTAATAGTTCAAGAGAAAACGGAACTACATTTTACACACAAACTTTAAATTTAACTTTACCAGTTTTAGATAAAGCTACGCAAGAGCAAATAAAAATATTGGCTACTGCACGTCCACACGTTGCAATAGAAGATTACAATGGTAATTTCTTTATGGTAGGTTTAGAACACGGAACAGAAGTAACTGGAGGCACAATTGTATCTGGTGCTGCTATGGGAGATTTAAGCGGATTCACTTTAACGTTAGAAGCTCAAGAAACTGACCCAGCATTTTTTACTGATAGTGCAGTTATAACTTCGCACGAGAGT